AAGCACGGTAAAGCTTTTGTTACAGATCACGAAGTTGATAAGTTGATTGATAGCATTGGCCCTGAGATTGTAGAACGCATGATTAAGTTTGGTGTTGATAAGGGATTAAGATAATGGGTGAGCTGATCCCCTTTGATCCCAAAATACATAAACCAGTTTTCCTTAAAGGTGCTGAGTATCCATCTACAGAAATCCTTATTAGTGAATTTAGCCCTGAGTCAAAACCAAATAACACAAAAGGCGCTTGGAATATACCGACCCTATGGTTTGATGAGGAAAACGGTGAGCATAAAGTACTGGGTACAGAAGACGCTTGGAGGGAAGCTTTTAAGTATGAAAAAAGAACTGGCAAGAAGTTTCCTAGATTTAAAGACGTACACATTGCGTCTTCCGCTGCAAAGAAATCTAGTGACGCTGGCGGTGCTACAAACAAAAGTCTTATAGGAAGATACGAGGAAGAATAAAATGAGTCTTTACGCAAATATGAACGCTCGTAAAAAGGCAGGGACTAGTCGCTCTAAGAGCAAGTCTACCATTAGTGACAAGTCATACTCTAATATGAAGGCTGGCTTTCCTAAGAAAAAAAAGAAAACCCTACTAAGTAAGGTTAAATAAATGTCTGAACTAACAAAGGCTCAAGTTAGAGCGCTGGCAAAACACAAAGTACATCATACAGCAGGCCACATGAAGAGCATGAGTAGCTCAATGCAGGCTGGCATGTCATTTAAAAAAGCGCACATTGTTGCAAAGAGAATTGAAAAAGCTAAGAAGTAATGCCAGATTTTAAGTATAAGCCTGATGGAGCTACCATTAAGGACTTCATGAAGGATCAAACATTTTTTCGTGGAATAAGAGGCCCCGTAGGCTCAGGCAAATCTGTTGCTTGCTGTGTCGAAGTATTCCGCCGCGCTCTTGAACAAGAGAAATCACCCGATGGAAAGCGTAAAAGCCGTTGGGCTATCATACGAAACACCAACCCACAGCTAAGAACAACAACCATTAAGACTTGGTTGGATTGGTTTCCCGAAGCTGATTGGGGGAAGTTTACTTGGTCTGTTCCCTACACTCACAATATTAAAAAAGGTGACGTAGAACTAGAGGTTCTATTCCTTGCCCTAGATAGGCCAGAAGATGTTAAAAAATTACTCTCCTTGGAGCTTACTGGTATCTGGATTAATGAGGCTAGGGAGATTCCTAAGAGCATTATTGATGCCTGTACGATGCGCGTTGGCCGTTACCCTTCTATGCGTGATGGTGGCCCTTCTTGGACTGGCGTTATTGCCGATACCAACGCTCCCGAAGAGGATCACTGGTGGCCGATTATGTCTGGTGAGGTTCCAATCCCAGATCATATACCGCGTGAGCAAGCTAAGATGTTGGTCAAGCCGACTAATTGGAGTTTCTATACCCAGCCCTCTGGCATGGTTGAGACAAAAGACGAGCAAGGTGAGATAGAAGGATACGTTCCCAGCAAGGGAGCGGAGAATCAAAAGAACATGATGAAGAGTTACTACCCAAATCTAGTGCAGGGTAAGACTAAATCATGGATTGATGTCTATGTTATGAATAGACTGGGCCATATCCAAGAAGGAAAACCTGTGTATCCTATGTTCGCCGCAGAAGTTCACGTTGCAAAAGAGGAAATACCAGTAGCCGCTAACGTCCCGCTGTACGTTGGGGTGGACTTTGGGCTTACTCCCGCCGCTGTTATTGGGCAAAAAGTCCGTGGTAGGTGGTTTTTACAAGCAGAAATTGTAGCAATTGACATGGGCATCGTTAGATTCTCAGAGGTTTTACGACAAGAATTGGCAACAAGGTTTGCCGCTGCGGGTGAAGTCATAATATATGGCGATCCTTCAGGAGATTTCCGCGCGCAAACTGATGAGTCTACTCCCTTTCACATCATGCGCGGGGCTGGCTTGAGAGCGTTCCCAGCGCCCTCCAACTCTGTTGACCTTCGGCTTGAGGCTGTCTCCTCCCAGCTAACCAAGATGATAGAAGGTAAGCCAGCATTATTAATTGACAGGCGATGCACTCAACTCATTAAGGGATTTGAGGGAGGCTACGCATATAAGAGAATGCAAGTTTCAGGTGAGCGCTTCGACGATAAGCCTGATAAGAATATGTTCTCTCACGTACATGACGCAGCACAATACTTGTTTCTTGGCGCTGGTGAAGGCCGCGCTTTGATGAATAATCAGAAACCAGCAGTTGCTAGCATTGCAAAAAGGGACTTTGATGTGTTTAATCGCAAGCCCAACCAGCGCAAAAGGCAGGGATTGTGGGCTAGGCTATAGTTTGTGCATTGAGATTTATCCCGTTTTGTGCTTACGAGAGATAACATAAGGAGAATTATCATGTGTTTTGGATCATCAGCACCCGCTGCACCTACCCAATCAAAAGAAAATGAAGCCGCAGCCGAAGCAAGAGTTGAGGCAGATGTTGTAGGGGCAGACGAAGCGTCCCGCCGAGCCAATCAAAAGCGTGACGACATAAGTGAAGCGATTAGCTCACGCGATACTAACAAAAACATGCGTGGTGGAAGTGGCCGAAAGTCTTTATTTAGCACTGGCGGTCAAGGATTCTTGGGTAGGTTTGACTAATGGATCAGATTGCAAAGCAGTATTTACAAAAGTATCAAAAAGCTAAATCATTTCGTGAACGGTGGGTTCCATTGTTTGAAGAGTGTTATGAGTATGCGCTGCCTCAACGTGAGTCCTTCTACACAGAAGATGCAGGCCAACGGCGTGATGATAAAATCTTTGACGAGACTGCTGTAGTCGGTGTGCAAGAGTTTGCTAGCCGCTTGCAATCAGGCATTGTTCCCAACTTTGCACGATGGGCCGACCTTATGTCAGGTAGCGAAGTTCCTAAAGAAGAACGTGAAGCTATTGATAATGAACTTGATGATGTAACTGATTACGTCTTTGAGGTTATACAGAACTCTAACTTTAGCCAAGAAGTGCATGAATCCTTTATGGATCTTGCAGTTGGAACTGGTGTTTTGTGCGTAGAAGAGGGAGATGCCCTTAATCCTATTAACTTTAGTGCCATTCCTTTGCCGCATGTTGTGTTGGACACAGGCCCAGACGACAAGATTGACCACGTTTACCGTGAGCGTAAGAATATTCAGTTCGATCAGTTGTCTCAATTGTATCCAAAAGCCACCTTTGACCCTAAAGTTATGGCTAAAATGGGCAGGGATTTAGAAACAACTGTGCTTGAACTAGTGTGCAAGGACTATTCTAAGAAGAATGAAGAAGCTTACTTCCACTATGGTATATGTATGGACACAAAAACCCTGCTTTATTCCAAGCAGATAAGTGGATCTGGCTCTAATCCATTCATATGCTTCCGCTGGGCGAAGTGCGCTGGCGAAGTCTATGGTCGTGGCCCACTAGTTAACGCGCTATCTTCTATTAAAACAACAAACTTAACCATTGAGCTTATCCTAGAAAACGCTCAAATGGCTATATCTGGCGTCTATCAAATTGACGATGATGGCGTCATGAACGTAGATACTATACAACTCGTTCCGGGGTCTATCATACCTAAAGCTATGGGTTCTGCTGGATTGCAGCCAATACAAGCAGCAGGTAACTTTGATGTTGCCCAGCTAGTTCTTAGTGACATGCGTTTAAACATTAAACGTGCGCTATATAATGATATGCTTGGCGATCCTAACAAAACACCAGCCACTGCAACAGAAGTTGCGGAACGTATGGCTGATCTTTCCCGCCGTATGGGTTCTGCTTTTGGTAGATTGCAGGCAGAGTTGGTGCAACCTCTGCTACAGCGTGTGGTTTACATACTTAAAAAGCAGGGACGCATTGAAGTTCCTACCATAAATGGTCGTGAAGTTAAGATTCGTTCCGTTTCTCCGCTTGCACAAGCGCAGTCGAACCAAGATATTTCTACAGTTGCTAGATTCTTGGAGCTAATTGGTGGGGTGTTTGGCCCAGAAATGTTGCAATTGCTGGTAGATGGTGAGAAAACCGCCATACATTTAGCTAAAAAGTTTGGTGTACCTGAAAGCTTGATTCGTGATGAGGATCAGCGTAAGCAAATAGCTGCACTAGCGCAGCAAATGGCTGAACAACAGATGCAGCAACCGCAGCAACAACAAGAGGCCCCTATTGGCTAACAAGATAAACATCGGAATTGACGGGTATCAGCGTGATAAAGCGGCTGATACCCAGATAAGTAAAAACATTGCTCAAATATATCAGACCCCTACTGGTCAAGCAGTGTTGAAGTATCTTCGCTCAATTACTATTGAAATGGTTAATGGGCCTAATGTTACAACAGAAGAATTACGGCACTTGGAGGGTCAGCGCTATGTTGTTGGCCTTATCGAACAACGTATTGCACACGCACATCGGAGCAAAAACAAATGAGTGAATCACTTATCGAGCCTACAGTTGAGGCCGAACCAGTAAGTGACGTAGCGTCACAAGGTTTTGACGTAGCGTCACCAGTTGACGAGAAGCCTGATTGGCTTCCTGAGAAATATAGCAGCGGTGAAGACCTAGCCAAAGCATACAAGGAGCTTGAGTCTAAGCTTGGCACTAAGGATGAAGACATTAAAGCTAAGTTTATGGAGGAGTTGCAGGCAGAAGCAATTGGAAACCGTCCAGAAACTGCTGGTGACTATCAACTTCCAGACACCGTTGACCAAGAAGCATCAGTGGATAACGACCTATTGAAGTGGTGGTCAGAGCATTCGTTTGAAAATGGCTTTTCTCAAGAGGAGTTTGAGAAGGGCATTGAAATGTACGGCGAGTCTATGGGGGGTAATGGGCCTGACCTAGAAGCCGAGGCTGCACAGCTTGGTGAAAACGCTAATGCTCGTATTGAAGCGGCGTCTATGTTTGCCACGAAGTTCTTTCCAGAAAATTCTTTGCCAGCAATTGAACGCATGTGCGAAAGTCATGAAGGCATTATAGCCCTAGAGGCTATACAGGAAGCCCTTAAGGATGGATCGTTTTCTGGCAGCACACAATCTTCTGCTGGATTATCTGAGGCTAAACTAGTGGAGATGATGAATGACCCAAGATACCACAACCCAAGAGACAGAGACCCTAGCTTCGTTCGACAGGTCGAAGAAGGTTTCAAGCAGATCTACAGAGGTTAAAATACTAACGCGGGGTGATTACTATCTCACCCCGTTTACGCTTGGTCACATAGACGAGGTGGCAGAAAACTTAAGCTCAGAGAATAAGCGAGAGCTAATCCTTATAGGCCACACCAATGTAAAAGAAGCGCTTTATGAAATGCATGAGTCATCAGAGTGTTACATTACTAGGCGCAATGACGAAAACTTTCTAATGGTTGGCGGACTTTGGTACGATGGGACTAAAGACGCACAAATGTTTGCTATGTTTTCTGAGGGTTTAAAGCAAAACTTTCATGCGCTAGCTCGTGGCTCTAAGCTTTTAGTAAACTTCTTCGATCAAGCCGAAGAAATAATTACCATGAGTGTTTTGGCTGAGTACGAGCCTATTTTAAACTGGGCTTCTTGGCTTGGCTTTGAAGCTGTTGGGGTAACTGAGCGTAACTCTTACAAGTACGTTGAGTTTGTGCGTTGCAATCCAACCAAAAAACTTGTTTACAATGAATCACTACGGCCCGTAATGCACTGAAAGGCCCGAAAGGATACCCTTGCTGACGTGAAAGAGCGGACACCCGTTGACACTGTAACTTCATAATAGGACTGAAAAAATGGCTAATACTATTGACCAAGCCTTTATCAAGCAGTTTGAAACAGAAGTACATTTAGCGTATCAACGTATGGGGTCTAAGCTCCGTAACACAGTACGTTCTACAAATGTATCTGCTTCAGTTGCTCGTTTCCAAGTAATTGGAAAAGGCGTTGCTACTACTAAATCCCGCAACGGTAACGTAACCCCAATGGAACTTGCTCACACTAACGTGGAAGCAACCATGGCTGACTTCTATGCACCAGAGTATATCGACAAACTTGACGAATTGAAAACTAACATCAATGAACGTCAAGCTGTTGCACAATCTGCTGCTGGAGCTTTAGGTCGCAAGACTGATGAGATACTCATTACTGCTATGGACGCTGGTGCTAACAGCACTCAAATCCATGACACAAGTTCTGCTATTGAAAAAGCTGATTTACTTTCATTGTTCCAAACATTTGGTTTAGGCGATATTCCAGAAGACGGACAGCGCTATCTTGCTATGTCACCTGCTGGCTTTGCTGACTTGTTTGGAATTACTGAGTTTGCTTCTTCGGACTTCGTTGGTCCACAGAACCTTCCGTTTGCTGGCGGCATGACAATGAAAGAGTTCTTGGGCTTCAAGATCTTCTCAACGTCTGCTGTAGCTGGTGGTAAAAACTTTGCATACCACACATCCGCAGTTGGTCTTGGCATTAACTCCGATGTGTCGACTGAAGTTAACTATGTGGCAGAAAAAGTCTCACACCTCGCAACCTCTATGATGTCCATGGGCGCTATCGTTATTGACGATGATGGTGTTTATGAAGTCTTAGACAACAACTAAGGAGACTGAATAATGGCTTATACAGCATCTAGCCTCATCCGTATTGGCGGTGGTTCTGGTCAAGCATTTTGGTATTACACCAGTGCTGACACTATTGCTACAGCAAATACTGCTGGGTATTTCAACGCTGCCGCAGGCATGTTGAATCTCAACGATGTAATCATGACTGTAACATCTACTGGCGGAACGCCTGTTATTACTCATGCTTATGTTAATGCAAACAATGGTTCGACTGTTGATATTACTAACGGCGTTGTCGTTACTAATACTGATGGCGATTAAATAGAGCGGGGGGTTTCGGCCCCCCGACCTTAAAATGCCAGATGTAGCAAACACACCCATCAAGATTTGTTCTCGCGCCTCTATTCTTATTGGTGGTGATGTAATCCAATCTTTCGATGATGGCACTGCGGAAGCAATAGTTTGTGACGCAATGTACGAAGACATGGCTAGGTCAGCTTTGACAAACACCCGTTGGAAATTCTCTACAGACCAAGCAGTGTTAAACCGATTGGCGGAATCGCCAACTGGACGCTGGGAAGCGGCATACCAAATACCATCTGAGTCTATTATGCTATCAGCAGTTACGGTAAACGGGTTTGCTTTAACCTATGATACATACGGATCTAAAGTATTCTGTAATTCTTCGTCTTCAGATGTAGTTATCGCTGACTATGTATACAGAGCTAACGAAACAGATTGGCCTCCTTACTTTAAAACTGCTGTTGAATATATGATGGCTGGTGTTTTAGCTGTTTCAGTAGCGCGTGACCAACAACTTGCTAACCTAATGGAACAAAAAGCTGCGTTCCAAATGGCTCAATCTCGCAGGCTGCACTCGCAAACGCAGACAACTCGTAAGCTAAATACCTCAAGGTTTATTGGCGAAAGGCGAAGCTAGTGCAAAAGATAAGAATCCCAATGAATAGTTTTCAGTACGGTGAAGTAAGTGATTCACTTATCATGCGTACTGATACTGCTATCTATGCAGGTTCAGCACAACGTGTTGAAAACTTCTTGGTTATGGCCGAGGGTTCTGTAAAGAAACGATTTGGGCTTAGGTATGCGGCTTCGTATAACTTAACTTATGACGCCTCTAATCCTAACAAGTCTCACTTAACTCACTTTATATATGACGACAACGAGCAGTATGTTGTTTCCATAGAGCATCAAAAGCTTAGGTTTTTTAGGCTAGTCAACTCTACTACGACATCATTAGTTGATACGGTAACGGCGGATACTAGTAATGCTGCCTTACCTTTTGACCAAGACTATCTTTCTCAAATAACAACAGCCCAATATGGGGACGTTCTTTTTGTATGCCACCCTCTGTTTGCACCAAGAGTAATTACCAGAACAAGTTTAACAAACTTTGACGTAAGCACGTTTACTTTTGACTCACGCGCTGATGGCAAGCAAATATATCAACCATATAATTCTTTTCAGAACCAAGCTGTAACCTTAGACCCTAGCAAAGTATCAGGCGATGGCGCAACTTTAACAACAAGCGCTGCTTATTGGGATCTTACAGGCAGTGCTACTAATGGTAACTATACATCTTCTAAGCATGTTGGAGTTACAATTAGGTATCACGAATCAGATATAGAAATAGTTAGCGTTCAATCTGCAACACAAGCTACAGGTAATATAGTAAGCCCACTAGAGGTTAGGCTAGCGGTAATTGACCCGTTGCGAACAACTGCTGGTTCAGCATTAGTTGAAGTTACGCATATTGCTCATGGCTTTGCTGGCGGTGAAGCAATTACAATTGTAGGCGCCACAGCTATTGGCGGGATTAATACATCAAATATAAACGGCGCAAGAACAATATCTAGCACTATTATAGACGACAACACATATACCTATACGGCTGGTGGCGATGCTAGCTCTGCAGTAGATGGCGGTGGTAATGTTAAAATAGGAACTCACGCGCCGACGAGAGGTTGGTCAGAGCAGTCATACTCAGCTAAACGTGGATACCCTGCCGCTATTACTTTTCATGAAAACAGGCTTGTCTTTGGTGGAACACTAGCAGAGCCAGACACACTTTGGATGAGCAAAATTGGACAGTTCTTTAATTTTGATGTAGGAGCAGCAGACGACATAGACGCAATCTTTCTCACTGCCGCAACAGGCGAAGTGAATGAAATTAGATACCTTGTGTCAAACAGAGACCTACAAGTTTTTACAGCGTCAAACGAACTGTACGTTCCTACTTACTTAAACCAAGCAATCACGCCGACTAACGCTCAGATCAGAAAGCAAACGCCGTTTGGCGCTGAGTTTGTTGAGCCTGTGTCAATTGATGGAGCAACTATCTTTGTGCAGCACGGGGGTAAGTCTATCAGAGAATACCTCTACACCGACACAGAGGACGCCTACACGGCCACTTCGGTCTCTACGCTATCATCGCACCTAATTGACAACCCCGCTTCTATGGCCGTTGTACACGGCGGCTTTGAGCTACCAGACTCTTATGCTTTTTTTGTTAGGGTCGGGGGCGAAGCCGCAATCTTCTCATCTAACCGTGCAGAGAAAAGAGCTTCATGGACTAGAGTTACAACCAAAGGTAGGTTTGCAGGTGTAGTTGCTTTACGCAATAGACTTTTTGTTAATGTATATGATGAGTACAACAAGCTTCAACTGTGCGAATTTTCTGGTGACGTTGGCTTGGATATGTATCTCTTTAAGGCTGTTAGTAACAATCTTGTGGATGTAAGCGATTTATATACAAACACACAGGTTGTAGATGTAGTTGTTACTAATGGAACAGTTGAGTCGCACCTTGGTTCGTTTACAGTAAACAGCGCAAACAAGGTAGACCTGACAGCATACGCAGGTCACGGCTTTACACACGCCTATGTAGGCAAAAAGTTTACAGCTAAAATAGTTACCAACCCAATTGATGTTAACGCAGCGTCTGGCCCACAAACTGGAAACGTCCGTGGAGTTAGTAGTGTTATTTTAGATTTAAAGAATGCTCGATCCTTAAAGGTAAACGGACGTACCTTCTCAAGCCTATCAGGTTTTAACGGTAAAAAAGAAGTTAGAGTTCTTGGATACAGTCGTGACCCACAGATTACTATTGAACAAACCGATCCATTGCCATTGCAGGTAAATGGATTGATAGCGGAGTTAATTATATAATGTTCCTTCAATTACTTACAATGACGCTGCAAGCAAAGAGCCAGCTTGACGAGGGAAAACGAGCTAAAAATGTAGCTAATCTTAACTCATACAAACTCGGCACTGAAAAGAAAATGAGTGAGGTTGAGTCTCAGCAACGTCACAACGATAGACTTGAACAATATAAATCTAATTTGTCGTCTAACATTGCGGCGTTTGCTGCTACTGGAAGAGATCTTGGAGACTTTAGAACTCCTGGAAAAGGCACTAATAGTGTATCTGCTTTTCTTAACAGGCAAAGAGATGTTGCTACTAACGACCTTGCCCGCTCAGATATAATGGGCAGAGCGGAGTCCTTAAAATACAACCAACAAATGTTTGCAGTAAGGGCCGAAGGGCAAGCTTCATTAGTTGCCTCAAGGTATAGAGCATTTACATCAGTAGCTTCTGGCTTAAACGATATGATGAAGACAGCAGCAAGTGGGGGTACAGGATAATGGCCGTAATTAGAGAGCAACGTAATTTCCGTATTGGCCCTGTTGGCGTAACAAGGTCGGCCAATACTAGCATAGTAAACGAATCAATCTCAGAAGCTCTAAGTGCAGTAGGCCAAATACAATATGAGGCTATGGCTAGAAGGGCTGAAGATATTGGAACGGACGCTGGTTACAGTGCAATAGTAATTGATCCAGAAACTGGCTTGCCTCAACCACTTGTTCCGCCAAAAGGTTTTGGCTCTATTGCATCCGATGCTTATGATAGGGTTGCTAGAAACAGATTTGAAACGTCAATACAAAATGAGATACAGCTTAAGGGCGACGAGCTTTCTGGCAAATATAAATACAACCGCAACGGTGCATCCTTATACCACAAGAGCATGAGCGATTACGTTGAGTCAATGGTTGAGGCCGCAGACGGGGCAGGCTATAAATCTTACATTCAAGATACGGGTATGACCTACCGTGACCTTACAACTCAAAAGCTTGCTTTGCTGCAAAGTGAACGCGAAAGAGCAGAGTTAATAGAATTTACTCAAACGGCGTTTACTAACGCCAATCAAGCTGTTGAATCTTTACATGCGTCCAATCCAGAACAAGCAGAAATCTTTGGAGAGGGCGCTATTCAGGGAGTTATTGACGCTGTAAACGCTGACCTTTTGCCCAAGAGCGCTATCGCTAAAGCAAGAACTGCATTAATGGTTAGCAAAACAAAAGGAATACTTAGGGGCATAGGTCAAGATACAAGCACAGAAGATTTAACTGAGATTGAAGCTGCGTTTGACAATGCTAATCCAGATCTTCTTCCTTTAGAGTTTAAGTATTTAAAAGCTTACATTACTGATTTTGGAAACGATTTTGTAGCCTTAGAGAATGTTGCAAACTTTGCAACAGAGCATCTAAGACCTATAGCAGTGCTATCAAACATAAGAGAGCAAGAAGAAAAAAAAGTAATTGTAGACGCTCAAGCAAACCGTATTTGGGCATTATCACAGCAATCTTCCTCTGAAGTATTAGGTATACAGCAAAGCGTTCGTGATAGCTTTACTATTGGAAAATTAACCCCAGACATTACTATTAGCTATTATTCGACCGAAGCAGATAACTTTCAAAGTCAAGCAGAGGCTGCGTTTCTTGATACAGAAGAAAATCCAGCAAATGCGGCATTAGCTCAAAGTCTTTTAAACAAAGCGCTTTTAATAAGGTCAACTGCTGCTAGAACTATTTTATCTGAAAACCAAAAAACATCTGAAAAATTTCTTCCACATCAAATTAAAGCAATTGTTTCATTTTTTAATACAGGGGATTCAGCTGATCTTGAAGGTATAACTGGCCCAGACTCTGAAACCCTTACAAAACAATTTAAATTAATTTCGAGTCTTCAACGCTTAATTGTATCAGACTCAAGCGGAAACGTTGGAGCAGAAACTATAGCCAGCCTTAAATCAATACTTGAGATTGGTGATTTAATGCTGGCAACAAGCACTCCATACACAAGCGGAGAAATGAGACAACTTAACACAGATGCCTTTAAGTCAAAGAATGGCGTCAAACTAGTTACTAACCTCCTTGAAAGCGTTGACCAACAAACAGTTGAAATGAACAATGCAATTTCAGCAGGTCTTAATGAACTTGCTGAATCAATAGGTAAAAATATTAATGAGTCTGTTGTAGCAACAGTAGATGGAAGCATTGATGGAAGTTTAGTGGGTTTAAGCTCCGCGCAAGCGGATCAACAGCTTTTAGCTATTGCAAGAAGAAATCCTGATATATCGCCAACCGCAGAAAGCGCAGATGCGTTGGGAGTTCTCCTTGCTCTTGAAGGACTTTATCCTAAAAGTGGCGATTCTACCATATGGTCAAAAGCTGAAGCCGCAACAAAAAGCTACAGACAAGGTGGCGCAAAAGCTATTGACTCACTGAATAAGC